CCATGAATAGGTCAGAAGTTCCGTTGTTACCACAAATACCATCAGTTGCCCATTCTCTTAGCATGTCACTATCTACATCATACCCACAAAGCTTAGAGTTATACTTAGTATAAAATGTAGTGAGTTGGTTAACTTCTCTACCATCTCTCGTAACTACTTCATCACCTGCTAGTGCTCGTTCTAAATTAAATGTAATCATATTAACCGCCCATGCCTCTAAGTTTTGTTATATCACTAGCTAGTTGTTTAGCTTGTCGTTCAAGCTCTTCTATTTGTAAGTCTTTATCGGCCTTGTTAGGTTTGATACGGTAATCCCTGTGTGGTAACCAGTATAGGTGTGCTGTATCCATAGGAGCCCACCCATAACATGCGCCATTGTGTATCTCTATCTCAGCGCCGTCAGCCCACGCTTTGATTAACTCGCAGTGAACGTGGGGTTCAGTGTACGGGTATGCCATCTGATCTCTATTACTCATTACATCCTCCTTAAATAAATTTCATAATAAGCACCCAAAGGGTGCCTACAAGAAAACTACTTATGCAAACTTCTTTTGGTTTGGCGGGACAACTCTAAACCAATAGCACGTTCAGCAGAATCTCTAATATCAATTAAGTCCTGCATTACATCCTTGAAGCCTCTAGAGCCAATATTAAGAGACTTCTTTGTTAGGTGTTGTAATGCCGGACATGTAACAGTGAATGCCTCTAATACATCATATACGTCCATTGTCGTACCAGTAGGTGTAGGCTTATCATACTTAGGGTTACCCATTATCAATCGCCTTATCATGGTTAGGAATTAGCTGACGGTATTGAATCCATTGCTTAAGGTTCCCTGAGCAAGGAGTAGCATCTCTATCAATATGTGTAACACCTTCAGGCATACGCATTAGGAAATTAGATACTACCATTGTATTACTGGGTAACTCAGGAATAGGTGTTGCTTGATGCTCAAAAGGTGAAGCATGTACTTTACGTCCATCTACAAGCATACCTCGCATCTTCAGAGCTTTCTCTAATGAGTCATCAGCTTTACGATAAGAGATTTGAGCACAAACACTTGAAGATACAGCTTTAGCTTCTTCAACAGAAAGACAGTCTTCACTACTTGTTCTGTAATAGAGCTTACCTATCGGTGAACGTAAACGCTCAACATAAGGAACATGCCATTCACCCTCGTTAAGGATCATAACTTCAGCACTATCACGAGCTTCTTTCATAGCTCTAGCTAAGTCAGCAATTTCACCTTGAGCATCAGGATCGAATCTGAGCCAATCCCAATTATCCCATTCAGTACTAGTAAGCACTATCTTGATATTTTGGAATGGTTCAAGGTATCGACCAGCATTCTGTTTATGTACACCATTCTCAGCCAGTGTTTCCACATATGAAATGGCATGGTTCATCATAGTAAGCTTAAATCGTTCTAAATAATCCAGAGATACTGGTTCAGTAATAACTCTTCCTTGCATACCTGCTTGGTTCTCTGTCCAGACAACCTGAGCTGGGTTGGCTCTCACTTGTGCAATAGCAGCTTTCAGAGGAACAGCACGAGTACTACTAGAGTTCTTACTAAAGACTCCGTGCGTTAGTAACTGAGCATGTATGGCTCTCGGATAGGTTAATTCTAGTGTAATTATTTGTTTGCCTGTTACACTGCATTCACTAGCTTGTATGCACCGTGCAGTTGACACTTGTGTTTCAATCAGTTGGTTCATGTTTACGGTATCCTTTATGTGATTTACGTTTGCCGGATAAAATATCTGAAACACTCCCTGAGTGGAGGAGGTTCTCAATACAAAATTGGCGTTGATTATCAAAATTGTGTATTTTTCCATTCTTATCTACAAGAGCGTAAGTTTTTCCTAATGTGTTTCTTGCAGCTTGAGAGTTGTGAGTTGGACTAACAAATTTACATGTATCAGGACCATATTCTCTGTTGCCTTTACAGAGGATGTCTTTATCAATTTGGTACCCTTTTATGACATTTTTATAGTACCATTTAGCAAACACCTGAAAATTGTGCCATTCTTTTGTAACGGTACAGTTATAATAGGCAGCGTTAGATTTACTCCTGTTGGTGCCGTAGCATCGTTGCAACATTCCGTGCCAAGTCTTATAACACGTTTTGTCTTTGACATAGGTGTAAACAGGTCTACCCATAAAACCTATACCGTATATAGCAGGCGCAAGAAAGTCTTTAACACTACCTCTCCGAATATCTCCCTGCTGAGCTCTTGTTTCATACCCAGTAGCTAAAAATCTAACAGTAATAGTTGCTGCATTTTCGTAATGAGTTACCTGTAAATCACCATTACTTTTTGTTGGGTATATATCACCGACTTCAATCACGTAAATCTCCTGCTTGTTAATGTGAACACGAGTGTAGCAGTTCACATGAATTACTACAAGTACTCACACTCAAGAGTGAAGATTGGTTTACCTGTATTACTACACTCTGAGGCTTGCACACACGTTACGGTAGCACCACCTACTCTAATTGTTTTGTTCATTTTGTGTTCCTTACTAAGTTAAAGTGACAACCATCAAAGAAATTTTGGTAGTTCCCTCCCCATTCAAATTGCATATTAGCTTCACTAGCTGCTTCCATGAAACAACTAGCAATAGCAGTTAATGCACCTATTGAGTAACTAGCCTTACCATCGATATAAGCAAAGAAATCTAGTGCATCTGCTGACTGGTGAAATGACAATTTGTCATACCCATCACAGTAAGTAACTACTTCTGATTTCTTAATGGTTACCCACTCATTATTAATAAGAGCTCTGCCTTGTTTAAAGCGGTCAAATTGTTCCTCTGCAGTACGTAATACTTCAGAGATACCAAAGTCAGGCACATGCATAAAACGTGTGTTAGAGAGACTTATAGCTCGATGAGCTATCCACTGTAGTTCTTCTGAACCAGTTAATAATTTCTTCTTAGAGCTTGAGCCATATATGTTCATCTTATTCGCCTTGATTAACTAACATTTGAATTTCTTCACGATGTACTGGAATATCTTTTGGAGCATCTATCCCAATTTTCACTTGCCTACCATTTACACTAACAACTGTAACTGTGATATTGCCATTGATGATGACAGATTCACCTTCTCTACGATTTAGTACTAACATGCTTATTTCCTTTTAATTTATCTATTTTTAGTGTTGTAAGGGTCTTGTAATATTTTACGTCTAGCAATACGCATTGGCTCAGGTATCATAGGTATCCAAGCAATAACATTCTCAAATTTAGTACCTCCTCCCATAGTAAAACTTCCTTTCAAGAATACTGCTCTACAAATGTAAGGACTACCACAGGTATCCCATACTAGTACTTCAGCATTTTCTTCTGGTAACTCATCTTCTATATATAGCCATGGTTCAGTCATGATATGTCCTTAAAGTGTTTATCCAAAGCATCCTGGATATCTGTTTCAATAATACGTAATTTTTTGGTTAACTCCCTTGATAGCTCTACAGCAGTTATTCCGCATATCTCCTTTGACTGCGTAACAGATATTTCAATTATTTGTACTATTTTGTGGTTAAGCATTAAGTGCTGATATATAACAAACACTACAAGCATACCGGTAAATATATCGTTATAGCTCATATTAAGCCTCCAAAGTTATTTGCCTTATCAATTTAGTCAGTTCATCTCTTAGGTCTATTACTTCAGAGACTTCCATAACATGTTGTGCGCCATCAGGAAATAACTCAGATATCTCACCACTATCACCCTCCCAATCCATTATTCTAATAGCTAAAGAGACTACAGTTCTCCCTGCCAATGTAGAGGTACTAACTTCAAGGGTATCGCCCTCCCCTACTACACATTCAAGCATCATAATAGTTTACCTACTTCAATTAGTTTTAAGTTAGTAATACCTGCAGAAGCTTTCCAACCTCCTTTAGAGTAGTACAGCGCATAGTAAGTACCTTTCTTATAATAAGTATTATTATAGAGGTACTCAGCATCACTAGGCTTAATCATATTAGTTCCTTAATGATTTTAGTGTGCGGATACCAGCAAGTATGTCTGATAATTCCCAATTGTATAAATCAATACCTCTAGGTTTGACTCCGTGTACCGCTTTATATAGCTGTACATAAGTATCTACTTGGGCAGATTTGTCTACTTCTTCAGTCATACTAATTCCTTATAATTACATTTAGAACACACAAACATGTTCCATTGGGTAGGCTTTAAAATGCCTGAAACACACTGTTTACACTTACTGTTCTCAGCAGTGTATTTATACACTTTTTTAGGCTTCAATTGTACATCCTTATTCTATGGGGTTGATATGGGCAGTATTTGAGAAATCGGGTACTTTACCATATGGGTGAGTTAACTTTGAAGTACATCACATAATACACTCAAATGAATGTATTATAAGCTGTAAATCTCTACTAGAAATCTAGTGTTTGAAGTTCATACTCAGGTACTATTGGAGTAGCACTACGTACTTGCTCTATTTCTACTACCATACTCATCTCAACTTTAGTTACTTTGAGTAAATCAGCAAGTAACTGTCGAGGTGCTTTAGCGGTAATAGCAGTTGAATCAGTACGTATGATAGCATCCTTACCTTGAGAGTCTTTAGCATAAGGAGTAGTAACCTTATAATTAACCCAGAACATCACTGGCTCACGAGTTTTAGCTTTACCTTGTGAGTTGAATAGAGGTACTACTTTCTTACTACCCATTAATGCATCCAATTCAGGATCATCAATAGAGTCATCAGCACGGTAATCGGCTCCTAGAGTCACTCCAGTAACTTCAATAGCTAAAGCTGACTGGTTACCTGTTTCAATCATTCTATCCAGTACAGCAAGCACTGAGGCATGTGTACTGTCTTGAACTCGTAGTCCAAAGGTAGGTCTGAAATTCTCTACATTATCTGTAGTTAGAATTACATTGATATAGCTATGGTCTACTACTTTAGTCTTAGTATCTTCTACTACTGCTTCATTAAAAATTGTGGTCATAAGTGTTCCTTCAGTTAATTGATTTATATCCAAAAACAGGCTAAGTCTTAACTAGCTACCATCTAAGGGATTCTGGAGAGATCCTCCAAAAACATTGCTAAGAGCATCTCAAGAGAAAGCTCCAAAAACATAACTAGCTGCAACTGTTTTAAAGTGAGCTTTCAGCGAATCCAAAAGCATGAGCGAAGCGAATACATAAAAAAAAAGATTCCCGCTGCCGTAGGCAGGAGAATAGGGAATCTTTTAGTTACTTAGCAGAGAGCATAAGTACTGTTACGTACTTCTTTAGCTAATTCAGTACGGTTGTACCCGTAGTTAGGTAAGCCAACCTTATGACCAAATACCTGTTCTAAGATATGAGGAAGTGGGTTGAGTGTTACCAAGTTAGCTAACTCAATGCGGTACCATTCAGCAACCATACCTAAGTAGTTAGGATGAACACCGAAGCTATCATGAATACACATGATATCAATACCATTGGCTTTGCACTTACGTACAATATTTCTCAATATATACGCATCAAGTGCATGAGTGATGTTGGCTAGGAAGCACTTAGACTGCTCCTTACGGCCAATTACTTCACGAGTAATTGTTATGTCTTCACCAAGACATTCAACGAATACAGTAGTTTCTATATCCCCTGTAACAGGGACATAAATCTCGTATCCATCAGGCAGAGTAAATCTATACTCTGTCATGTCATCACGCCATAACTGAGGCAATACTGTTAAGTACCAGTATGCACCAGTCATCTCAGCGAATGCTTGCCAAAACACATTCACATCATCACCAAAGATAGACTTTGGTTCAGCTTCTGAGCCATAGATAGCAGGTACTGCTCCTTTCTTAAACTCCTTGCGAGTAAGGCCTTTAGAGATTGTATGTGTATCCATAAACTGCTGCATCTCAGTATAAGGGTCCATACGTTTATCATCAGGATTACCAATAGCATTGGTAGCCACTAATGTATCTCTACAGCCAAGTAATGCTCCATTAATCTGAAGACCACTTGCAGTAGCATCTATGTGACATGGTATACCTACCGCTTCACCACGCTTATGAGCACGTATTGCACGTACACACTTAGCGTAAACCAATGGCTCATCAGCCATAGGTGTTAGATACTCCAACTTATCAAAGTTCTCATAACACCACATGATACGTAGTGTAAATGATAGCTTATCCTTGCCAAAGGCATTGGCAGTACATACCAACAAGTTCTCATAACCATCAGGAGTGAGGTGTAACTTACGAGCAAACTCTAGTACAGATTTGTCGTACTCATCTCCTTGTAGGTTAATCTGATACCCCTTTGAATACACTCTAAGGCGCTTATCAAATGAGTGTGGGAAGTAGAACCTATTCCCATTATCAACTAAGAACTGCATAGTCTTACAAGTACCACTACGATGTAACTTAGAGTTGTACTTCATCTGCTCAACTACCTTTGCAGAAGGACGCTTAACCTTAGACTTTTTGCTAGGTCTGAAGTTATGCTTAGTTATCTCAATAGCATAAGGAATGCTGCCTTGATAGTTAAGGATATCAAGAGGTAATGCCCCCTCATGTACGTTCAGCTTAGTACCAAGCATCACGTTATATCCTGACTCTGAGCGATAAGCATTAGAGTGTATATCCACTAATGGCTTAGGTGTAACCAATGTAGGCATAGGATGAGATGCGTTATATACCGCAGTATCTATACCCTCATGTTTGTACTCACTCACTACATAGTAAGTACCCTCAGTATGTATCATACGAACATGCTCTGATACCTGAGATACACCAGCTACAAGCTCCATAGCTATATGGAACTTCTCTTCAAATTCAAGGTCATCAACCCTAACTGAAGATACTACTTTTGCAGCTACACTCTGCAATGGAGTTAGGTTCCCATAACCTGAACTCATAACAGTAGCTATAACATCTAGCACTGTCTCAGTATCTATACAGAACAACAAATAGGGATTATCTGTTGCATGTAAGACACGATAGAGTTCAGCTACAACTCCATTGGCTCCAGAAGCAAATGCCTCTGAAGTATGTACCATCTTTGAGATACCTGCAGATACCTCTTTCTGAGCGATAGTTGTCTCAGTAGCAATTTGGCTCTTTAGTAATTTATGCATAATATCCTCCTTGGATATGTTAATTAAAAGTCAAGGGCTTGTAGTACGCACACCTCCTTAACTCTTGGGTCAACAAGACCTACTACAACAGCAGTTGCTGTTAATTCTTTACTCTGCGCAAGTACAGCAGACAATACTGATTTAGCCATATCAGTACGTATTAAGATGTAACCACGTAAAGGCTTACCACTCACATACTCTGAGCTAATCTCCACATTAATGAATGCAAAGATAGGTGCTTTCTCCACCTTACTCTTCTTAACAAAGAGAGGTGTTGTTGGCACACTTACATCTAACAGAGTATCCAGCTCTGTATCTACTACAGCCACACTAGGCTGGTAGTCTTGATGTAAGTTGATTGACGTAATCTCTACGTTAATCTTATCCCAAGCAGAGACTTCCTTTACTCTGTTTAGGAGTGTATCCCATGCTCCCTCAGTCTTATCAGACTTAAGGTAGATGTTCTCCCTTGGTACAAATGAAGCTCCTGCTTCAATACGAGTGTTAACAAACCACGAAGTAACTACTCCTTGGTTCAGAGGAGTAACAGTGCTTTCTTGAAAACCAAATGTATCAGTCATAATATAATCCTTAATAAGGATATTCGGAATGAATATCACAATGGGCACATAATGCCCATTAAGCTATTTACTCACTACCATGTAAGAGACATAACACCTACCATCCTTGGTAGTTATATCCTTACGAGGTACCTTATAGCTAATGTGCCTAGCTATACACTTGCTTTCAGCTGCTTTTAGTTGCATCTCATGTTTGAATGATGAGTACCCTAAATCAGCTACAGCTAGTAAGGCACCAATGCCCATGCATGCTAGGAGTGTTACAATAAATCTAAGCATGGTTATCTCCATCCAAGTATTGGAAGGATGAGAATACCTCATCCCAATCTGCTTCTGAGGGAATGACCCTCATAGACTCGAAGAACTGGTCAGTGAGCTCATGTGCGAAATACACATCCTCATTACCGTAGTCTATTAACCATTCATTTGCTGCTTTTTGTAATGTAGTCATTACAATTCTCCTATGTTAAATGGCAAGTCCTGAACACTTACCATTGTTATCTTATAAGAGACATCATCAGGAGATATCTCATTTAATTCCTCACACTCTTCACGAGCTTCCTGCTCGTTACTATGAATAGACACGAGTACGTTAGTTGCAACGTACTCCTCACGCATAGTTATTATGGATAAGTACTTCATGTTATTACTCCTGTGGGTACTTAAGGTCTACTAGATGCTCCATCGCAGCATCATACTTAATGGAATCATCTCTTCTGTTAATGATGGTAACGAAGAGTGACACCTGCTCTAAATCAAGAGCATAAATCTCATCAGTGTAATCTGATGCTAAAGCTTCCATTACTGGTAGTGCTAAATCTGTTGAATATGTGTTCATGTGACCTCCAAGGTCATTGATAGATGGCATAATTGCCGTAGGTTATTCACCCGTAAGAGTTGCATACTCAATACGGTGAATATTAAGTTCAGCAACCAAGGCTGTCTGAACTTCTTCTGTATCATAAGCACCCTGTTCTAAGCGGTACTCAATAGTACCAATCAAGCTGTAAAGCTCAATTGATTTGATGAAGTCACGAACTTCACGGTACTTAGTTCTTAGTCCATTAAGGCTAAGTACTAAATGCTTTGAAGATACAAAGGTATCTTCATTGTTTACCCAATATTCACAAGTACCATCAGCACTTGATTGGAATATGTGGGTAACTTCACCGTCAACCAATGTATGGCTGAACTGGTTACTACCAGATATGTGAGTATCTAGGTATAGACGAGATGAATGGATGGTGCCAGTGCCTTCACACTTGAAGCAAACACCACCATCGATGTGCTTGAAGCAGTTGAACTGCTTGTTGCCTTTGCAACGGTCACATTGAACTATAGACATGACACTCTCCTTGAGTGGTTATTTGATTGGTACAAGAGGTACCAGTACAGGTCTTTATATTGATTGGTACAATCAATATAATAAACAACACGTTTAACATACCCAGTCATTACTTGGGTACAGGTGTTGCATCTACTTGAGACAGTGTTATGAACACTGAAACAGGGTGAACCAAGAACCCTCTGCAGAGGATTAATAACACTGTTAATTTAGGTGTCAGCCATTATGGGTGGAACTGTATACGTTTATTACGTGAAACGTAATAAGGTATGGGATGGATATGAGTACATCACTTTACTCATATAACAGCTTAGAATGCTCCTGAGGAGTTCCTATGGCTATTATCATATCCACTGTAAAGAAGTATGCTAGTGCTAACTAGCAAGAAGTAGGCAGGTATGTAGGTAAACAGAATGTTTACTTTAAAAAAAAAAGACTAAGCCGTTAGGCTTAGTCAGTATGGTCTATTAAGACCATGTCTTCTCTAAGGCAGTCATGCCTGACTCTAAGCTACCATCAAGTTTGTTGGTGGCTTTGGGCACAACTACTTTAAGCCCAATGAAGATAAGAACGGCAGAGATTATTTGGTCAATCATTAGATTGCTCCTTTATGTAAATGAAATTTCCATTGTTCAGAAGAGAGAGGGGGGGTACCCTCCTCGTTATATGGTGCTGTGCACCAGTATAGCTTCTACATCAATATTATATTTTTCCCTCCCACCTTTAATGAGAATAATTATTATTTAAAAATATTATATAAAAAATATTGTATAAAAATTATAGGAGAGTGAGCGAGCGAAGCGAGCCTAGACAGTAGATTGAGTTTACAGAGTGAATACTGGCTCCAATGATGAACCAGAGGGAATACGGGTATGGGTGGTAGTGTTGGGGGGATTGCAGAGAATTATAGATTCTGTCAAGGGGTTTTTCCAAGACTTTTTTGTTATATGCATATACGATAGTTGCATTAGGGGGGAAATACCATATACTCCCCATACTATAATTAGGAGTTATTATGACACAATTGACCGAAGTACAGTTTAAAGCTGCGCTGCCTAAGGGTATGCAGAAGAGAGTAGACCATAGTGTAATGGCTAATATTAATGATGTATTGTCTAGCAGTGAGGTTGCTGAAGAGTTAAGGGAGAACTTGTTAGGGTTCTCTAGTGTGTTGCGCGATGGGAAGTATAAGATAGAGTCTTATATTAATGCTGTGAAGTATATCTCTTTTCGGATGATGGGTGACACGCAGAAGCAGTCTTATGCTAAGACCTTTCCAGATAGGATATCAAGGTGGGCTGTGCTGCAAGTCAGTGATAAGGATATCAGTAAGTATCTTAATATTTACAATAAGAGTAAGTTAGTTCAGCAAGTGTATGAACAGTCTCTTACTCCTACCTATATTCTTAATGCTGATAACTATCAGGAGGCTATTAATACTCAAGTAAGTATTATGAAAGACTTAGATATAAGTCCTAAGGTTAGGAGTGATGCCGCTAACAGTATACTGAATCATATTAAACGTCCTGAGGTTCAGAAGGTTGAGTTAGACATTGGTGTTAGTGATAATAGTGTTATAGCAGGGTTACAAGACATTACTAGTAAGTTAGCCGTGCAGATGCATGAGTCTATTAAGAGTGGTACACACAGTGCTAAAGAGATAGCTCATCAGAAGATTATTGATGTAACCCCTGAGGAAGTGTAATGAGTAAGCCTATGGTGTTAGAAGACTATGTGAATGCTGTGGATTATGAACATCTTAATAATGTTTATGTTCCATCTATTCCTTCAATACAGTTCCTTAACTTTATTAAGTTAGTGAATGGAGAACAAGGAGAGGAGAACAAGTCCCCCGTTATACACTTAGATATGATAGACCATGCGGCTGAATTTGATGAGAACCTCTACGTATCGTTCCGTGGCTCAGCTAAGACTACTGCTTTACATGAGTATATGTACTTGTATCTGGCTACCTATGGTGAGTTCTTCGGCTTTGGCCAAGTAGATGTTGCTATGTATATCTCTGACACTATTGATAATGGTGTTAAGAGTATGAGAAAGAACTTGGAGTTCCGTTGGGGTAACTCTGACTTCTTACAGCAATATGTTCCTACTGCTAACTTTACTGATGTTAGGTGGGAGTTCATTAATGCTGATAAGAAGAAGTTTGTTGTAAGGGGATTTGGTGCTAGTACCGGTGTTCGTGGTTTTAAAGAGTATGGCCAGCGTCCTACTTGGTGTGGATATGATGATTTAATGTCCGATAAGAACTCTGAGTCACCTACTATTACACGAGATATCAAGAATATTATCTATAAAGCTGCTCGTCAGGCTATGCATCCTAAGAAACGTAAGATTATATGGACAGGTACGCCCTTTAATAAGAAAGACCCGCTATATTCAGCTGCTGGTTCCGTGGGTTGGAACACTAAAGTGTACCCTATTTGTGAAAAGTTCCCTTGTACAAGAGAAGAATTCAGGGGTGCATGGGAAGACCGGTTCTCATACGACTTCGTTAAGAAGGAATATGACACACTTCTAGCCAATGGTGAGATATCTGCCTTCAATCAGGAGTTAATGCTTAAGATTGCCTCTGAGGAGGACAGATTAGTGAGTGATGCTGATATTAACTGGTACAGTCGTAGTGCATTACTGTCAAATCAGTCCCAATATAACTTTTATATCACTACTGATTTCGCTACGAGTGAAGAACAAGCCTCAGATTTCAGTGTTATCTCTGTATGGGCGTATAATAACAAAGGATTCTGGTTCCTTGTTGATGGTGTATGTAAGCGTCAACTGATGGATAAGAACATTGATGACTTATTTCGATTGGCTCAAATGTATAGTCCTCAGTCTGTAGGTATTGAAGTATCTGGCCAACAAGGTGGATTTATCCCGTGGATTCAGGGTGAAATGTTGAAAAGGAACCAGTGGTTTCATCTTGCTTCGGATAATAATTCCAATAAAGCAGGTATTCGTCCTAATAGTAAAAAATTAGTTAGGTTCCAGATTGTAGTTCCATGGTTCAAAAGAGGGGAGTTTTTCTTCCCAGAAGAGTGGCGCGGAAAACATGAATTAATGATTGAACTAGAGGATGAGCTTACTAACGTAACTTTAAACGGCTTTAAATCGAAACATGATGATGCTTCAGATACAATTTCTATGTTGTCGGTACTTAAGCCTTGGAAGCCTTCGCAGGTAGCTAAACAGAAACAAGATGATAATGGAATGTGGGCTGATGAAATAGATGATGAAGATAATACTAGATTGAGCTCTTATATAGTATGATTACTTCCTAAACTAATTTTAGGAAACTATTATGTTATTAAGTGACCTCTTTGAGCAGCTCGCTAGTGGTGAGCTGTCTCAACATCAGTATGGTAAAAATGGCACTATTGCCGTTGCTAATTACCCTGCTGTTATTACAACAATAAATAGAGGGCTTACGGCATTACATGCAAGATTTCCTCTGAGCCATAAGGAATTAACCTTACAGCAATTTGAAGGTATTACAGACTATAAGTTTGATATTAAGTATGCGGTAAGTACTGCAGATCCTTCAGTAACTCAACGCTATATCTACGATACTGTAGAAGACCCTTTCTTAGATGATATGATTCGGATTGACGCTGCATATGATGGTGAAGGTAACCCTGTACCCATCAATGATGAAGTAGATATTCGGTCATGGTTCACACCAAATAATGACACTATACAAATACCTTCACCGACTGAAGGTATCTTAGTATCTATAATGTACAGAGCTAATCATAAGAAAATCGCTACTACCATTACTGATGCCACTACTGTAGTAGTTGATATACCTCAGTCCTTAGAGGCTGCATTAAGTGCTTTCGTGGCAAGTAAGTTATTTGTGTCATTAGGTAATGCAACAAGCATACAACTTAGTGCATACTATGCTAATCAATATAGTACTGAATTGGCTCAAGTAGAGCGATTAAACCTACTTCAGTCGTCACAGCAAAATACGAATACTAAATTTATAATTGGAGGATGGAGCTAATGTTTAGGAGACCTACAGTACAAGAACAAGCAGTAGCTATTGAAGGTAAATTAGGTGCTGACTACGAGAAGGTTAAAACAGTAGCTGATAACATTACCTCAGTAAATACGCTCGCATCTGGAATGATTGCAACTCTAAAATATTTAGGTGCTTCTACAACACCCCCGACTCAAAGACTGGATGGGGATGCCTTACAGAATGGCGACTACTATTTCGATACTGTAGATGGTAGTGAAGCGACTATATTCTATGATCTTATAGAGGACACATGGGTCAGGGTTGACCCTCAAGAGGTGATTAATGCACGGAATGCTGCAAGCGTATCTGAAGATGCTTCCGCAGCTAGTGAAGTACAGACAGGACTTGATTCTGTAGCAACCTCAGCAGACAGAGTACAGACTGGATTAGATAGAACTGCTGTTGCAACTGATCTGGCTCAAACAAACTTAGACCAGATACAGACCTCAGCAGATGCAGTGACCACTAATGCAGATAAGACTCAAACTGGTCTTGATAAAGTAGCCACCAATGCTGACGTAGTTTTAACCCATGCTGACGTAGTATTAGCAGAAGCAGACAAGGTTCAAACTGGACTAGATAGAATAGGAGTTGCTGCAGACCTAGTTGCAACTAATCAAGATACCCTTGATACAGCAGCAGACTTGGTTCTCACTAATACAGATGTTATTCTTACTAATGCTGACGTTGTTCTTACTCACGCAGATGTAGTTACTACGCATGCTGATGTGGTACTGGCCAGTAACTCAGCACAACTATCAGCTACCTCAGCAGCTAGCATAGGTTCAGCAGTAATTGATTCAGCAGCAAGTGCTAATACAGCTATTATAAAAGCAGGAGAAGCCTCTGATAGTGTCACTGCAGCTAGTGCTAAGGTTAACGATACACTTGTATTATATAATCAAACAGTAAGCGATAATGATGCCACATTAGCTCAAATTGTAGCAGAGAATGATATAACAGTAGCAGAGATTGAAGTCATAAGAGATGAGGCACAAGATATTAGTGACAGTGTGGAAGATTTCTTATTTGATACTACTACTGCTATTACTAATAACCAAGCACTAATCATGGAGTTCCATAGCTAATGACTATTACAACAGATGGACTAAGCCAATTGGTTAGAGAAGGCGATACGCTTTTAACTGAAACCCTGCAGGCTAAAAAAGACATTGCTGCGGCTATTACTCCAGTAAACACTTCAGCTGTGAACAGTGCGTATGATGCAGCTCAAGCGGTAACTGATGACGCTGATATTGATATGGCTTTGTCTGCTGTTATCCAAGCAGAGATTGCCCAAGTTGATACGGCTACTGGTAATGTTGGCAGCATTCAACCTGCCGCCAATAAAGCACCCGTAACGAATCGACATAATCATGTGGAAGCAGGGTTTATTGATTGGTCACAAATTCGTTATGCCAAATTGCAAAATCCGATTATGCGTGTTCTTGCTCCGAACAAATTAGTTGATGTACTGGATGGTGCATTGTCGTGGACAAGAGCGAGTACCGCAACTCGATTAAATCCTAGTACGGGCTTGATTGAAGTGATGGCAGATAATGAACCTAGAGAAGAAAAACAGGGTTGGTTGATAGAGGGTAGTGCGACTAATGAAATTGCAACTAATAATTCATTATCGATTCAATCAGGAACTTCTTCGGTAGGCACTGGAGAGTTAGCACCTACTGGAGTTAACAGTAATGTGTATACAACTACATCATCAGGTTATAATCAATTTTATACTGCTTTGTCTGGTGATTGTGATATTGGAGTGGAATACACGGCTTCGCTTTTTATTAAATTACCAGATGAATCAGCAGTACCTTACTTATGCTTTCAAGTAAATGGGCTAAATGGTGGTTTCGTTTATTACGAAGTGGCTACTGAAACTTTTACTAATTCGGTTACAGATTATGAAATCGGTTTTGAATCGCTCCCTAATGGATGGAAGCGATTTTGGACTAGACATACAACAACACAAGCAACACCATATTTAGGAATTAAGGTTTACTTAGCGCCAGCATCAAGCGACCCTTATGGTGGTGTCGCGGTAGGCACACAAGCCTACGCATCAGGCTCTCAAGTAGAGAAAGGTAGCTTATCATCATATATACCAACATCAGGTGCAGCAGTGACGAGGGCTAAAGACGTTGTTAAATGTAATTTTGTTAATAATGGTTTCTTTAATGTAGGCACATTCTACGGGATATTCAATAAATTCGACCCATTAGAGCTTGCATACTATCATTCGATGGGCGGTTCAGCTTCTGCGGATTATCACTTAATGTACAATTTGACTTCTGGTCTTGCATTTTCTATTTATCATGGTCAAGGGAATACCTTTGATGTCTCGAAAGTTAGTGGAGCTATTGCGTATACTCTTGATGTAAATGATGGTGGAAAATCATTGTATGTAGACGGAGAGCATCAAGAAACGGACGCAACCGTAACTGAAATTACAGCACCAAATCTCACTAAGGGTTTATACCTAGGTCAGAAATATGATGGCAATTACCCCTATAACGGTCATATGTCAGATATACGCATTTACGACTTTGCACTCAACAAACACGAAGTAGCATTCTTATCACAGGGAGCAAGCTAATGGCTTTATCTGATTTAATTACCGCAACACAGGCAAAGCAAGCTGAACATGATTTAGCAATCCTTGGTATTAATACTGCTGAAGCTGAAGCAACATCTGCTGAAAACTCAGTAGCCGCTGATGCTAGTATTATTGCTAGTGAAAGAGTTACTGCAGAGGCCTATAAGACCAGAGCAGAGGCAGTTAGCTTATCGCTAGATGCTCCTACTTCTAATGGTAATGTAGTAGCTACTGCTGATAATTACCCAATAGCTGATGGTGATGGGTTAGTTGATACTGACTATATTGATTTCAGTCAAGTGCGATTTGCTATGTTGGAA